CACGTTTTCCGATGGCGTATCTACTACTATACTCATTTTATGGTCTCCGCCCCGTAGGGTTATGAAGTTTTAATTATGATGGGTTTGTTTCCAAGTTATCCATCGCTAGTTTAGTCGCATCTTCTAAGCTTAATAATAAACCTAGTTGTTGCAACTGACCCTTAGCGTGCCAAAGGTCTTTCTCATCGTTCATAGTGTCAACGTCTCGCACACTACGTTCTATGTTTTTTAATTCTTCCATCAGGTCTAGCCAACCTTCTGTCTCGAATAATTCTAATCTATCTTTAAGGAACTGTTCGTCAGTCTTCATCTCTTAACTTGCTAGTCACCATCTCTAATGCAGCGTTATAAGCACCAAACATATCATCTTGAAACTCTTTAGAGCCTTGGACTGGGAATGTTCCAGTTTCAATTTGTTCTGGTGTCAAATGATTAACAATGTTAGGGTTTAATTCTAACATTTTATATATAACATCTCGCCCACCTTCAGGATTTTTTTCACGGAAAGCATTAATAAATTTTGCTATCTTTGTTTTAGTCTCATCAGTAGCAGGAGAAACACGCCCTTTCATGATAGAGTTTTTAATAGCCAGCATATCAGTAACATCTACCTCATTAGATTCTTCTTTAATAAAATCACCTTGTGAGTTTCTGTTTCCTTGTAGTCCTCTTTCCATAATATCTCCTTATTGAACAACCCTATTAATTGCAGTTTCTTGTGCTATCTTTCTAGCATTTGCCATATTAAGAGCTGTCTCAGAGCGCAAATGATCCACCTCTGGGAAATTTCTAGCTGTTTCTGAGTTCTTATTCTGAATATCAGCCTTGGCTTTCTCAAGTGAGATAGCATCTTTTTGTAATTCTAGTATTTTCTTTTGTACTTTAATGTCATCTGGTACTTTTTCAGCCGCTTCAGCTTGCCACTTAATAGCTTTAGCTTTCTCTTCTTCAGCTTCAGCAAGAGTCTTCTGAATTTCAGCTTGAGCTTGTTGCATCTGCAAGTCCATAGCTGCCATTTGCATTTGTTGTTGCTGTGGATCAGGCTGGTTACCTTGCATAAGTTGCTGAACAATCTGATCTCTATTGTGCATAGATGAATTTTGCATCATTGATAACAAAATAACATTAAATGCAGGTGAATCTTTAGGAATAGCTTGCAACATTTGTACCATTTGGGTCATTTCTAACTCTTTAGCCATAATACCCATAGTTGAGTAAGGTACAAACTTGTAATCAGCTACAGGGTAACGTTCAACATCGAACTGAATCTTACGCCACATTGATTTATTAATCATTGGGATTAAGAAAGTGTTCTGGAAATTCATTAATGTACGCTTCTGTCTCTTAATTGAGGCAGATTGAGTCATTGACATACCAGCTGATGTAGCTCTTTCAGCAGAACCAGCATCTGATGAGCCAGTACCCATCTGAATCATATTTTGTAATGAGGCAACCTGATTAAATGTGTTTTGGTCTGTAGCACCAAGCGTCAGAGGCATTAAAGCTTGTCGTGGGTCGCCATTCGTTAGTACAGTCTTACCAGGTCTAACCTCAAACTTTACTCCACGAGGTAGTCTAGTAGCATCAGCAGCCATCATAGGTGTGGTTGTCAGTGCAAGAGAGTCAATTCTAGCTCTCATTTCAGTATCTAGTGCCTTTTGAGGGTTGTAACCCTTCTCACATACACCTCTACCCCAGAATTTATTAGGAACAATGTCGTGTTGGTAGCTAATAAACGGTCTATCCTTCATCATAAAGGCATTTTCTTCCGCTCTTAGTACATATTCGTCATTAACAATAGTAACAACAGCTTCGACTAGCTCATCTTTCTTTGTATATTCAAAATCGTCTTTATCTTTACCCTTCTTTAAGAAGCGTTTAGGAACTAAACCCCAATATTCCGTAATCTTAACGTTATCTGACTCATCAGCTTGCTTAGATTCAGGGTCGAAACCAAAGCGTACGGTATCATAATCACCATCAAGGGGAACATCACGATAAATACCAGACTTAATACCATCAACAACATGGTATCTTGGCTTAATGACTTCATGAGCGACACCCAGCGCCTCATTGATTGAGTTAGCTGCTGGATCAATTAAGAACTCCTTAGGTGAAATAGGCTCAACTTTCACATCAATAGATGGAATCTCTAATAATTCACGGGTTGTGGTCATAGTTCCTTCAACTGGAACTTCTTGTGGCACTCTTTCGACTGTTTGTTCAACTACAATCTTACCAATGCCAGTACCATAGATAGCTGAATTAAGAAATACCTCACAAATAGCGTCTTTAACACCAGTTTTCTCTAAATCTTCTTGTAATAAGTTGCGAACATACTCCGCATCTGAAGGGTCTTGGTCCAACATATCGTCTTGAATATCAAACCACTTGCCACGACCAAAGGTAGCCTCCTCTAATTCAGCAACAGCAGACTCAACTGCCTGTTGTAGAGCAGGAGATACGATTCTTGACTTCTCAGAAGAGCGCATACGGTCTGATTGTAGCCAGATACCACGCCATAGTCGATAATACTCATCCCACTTAGTGACATAATTCATATCACGGTGGGTACGCCAACCATCTAAACGATAATTAATCCAAGATGATAGAGCTTGATACTGAGTTTCCTTATTATCGAACATAAGTTATTGATTTCAATAGAAATTTAGCCGTAATATATCATAAAGTAAATACGAAATTCAACTTTTTTTTAAATATTTTCGTTTTTTCGTTAAAAATCAACGACTTATCAATATCCAGCCACCTCATCTTCAGGTTCCCAGTCATCATCTAACTCAATCGTGTGGGCGAAGTCAGCAACAGACACCTGATCAATATAAGCAAGGGCATCTAACATATCATCATGTGACAATCTGTTCGGAAAATCAACCATCTGAGAGATAAAAGGTTTCCAATCAACATCTTCATTGAATGTTATCTGTCCATGTTCCATTCTTCCTTGCAAAGACCAGACAATTCTATCGTTTTTCTTCTTACCACCGTGTCTCATTTCAATAATCGACACATATTGACCTTGTGTTCTCATCTCATCTTCAAGATAAGGCATTATTGCGTTTCTAAGTGAGCCAGTTTCAATACCAACAGTTGAAGATTCAGCATCAATAGCAGAACGTAGTATCTTTTTAGCGGTTTCTTTAATATTCCAACGACCATGTAGTATGTTTTTAACCCACCATTTGTCTCTATCTACCTTAACAATAGCAATAGCAGTCTCATCAAGTCGTGAACGTTTCAAATTACGTTCTTTTTCAATAGATTCAAAGCCAGCTGGATCAATAGCGATTACATACGCCCCCTCTTCGGGTTCTTCAGCGGTCTTAAACCATTCTTCTTTGAATACACCACCTGTGAACGTCTCAAACGATGCCTCAAACTCTTGTCGGAACGACATTGATGACATTGTTGATCTTGCAGCTTCAATTTCATCTTCTGGAATGAACGGATTATCAGTCGAGTTAAATTGCCAAGCTTCCCAATCATCATTATCTAACGCATCAGTATAAATATCATAAAAGTGATTCTTACCAGCAGGTGTACCAATAAACAAAGCTCCACCTCGAACATCAGCAAGAGTAGGACGAATAATTTGCTCCCACACATTAGGTTTCATAGAAGCATACTCATCTAATACAACATACGCCAAACCAACACCACGTAATGTATCAGGTCTATCAGATCCCTTCAAATATATCTTCCTGCCGTTTATTAAAGTTAACACAGCAGTATTCTCATGAGCAGCAGCAATCAAATCATCACCCAGTTCTTTCAACATCGCCCACATAATATCTTTAGCTTGTTGAAACGTAGGACCAATATAGAACACATCTTTAGAATCAGATTGTAGAGCTTTAATTAACAATATCCAAGCAGCTAATCGGGATTTACCGAATCTACGACCAGCAGCAACAACCTTAAATCGTTTAGTAGAATTAAATATCTCTAATTGAGCAGGATGTAAATCAACGTTTAATTCAGGCATTATTTACCTTCGATCTCAGGAGATGATTTATTATCGACTATCTCAGCAATAACAACATCTTCATCTTTAACAGTCGGATTAACCAGTTGTTCAGGTGGTGTCTCAATTATCTTTTCTTTAATTGTATCAGACGCACCAACATTAATAACAATCTGTGAATCAGTTTTCTGTCTATTCGGATCAACAGCTTTATGAACAGGTAATATTCGATCAATACACATCTTCAAACAATGAACATCACCGTCCATTGCCATATCAATTACCTTTTGAACAACCTCAACACCACGATCAGACATCATAGCACGAGCCAACAAAGTATTCTTATTCAAAGAACCTTTTGGTCTCCCTTTAGGGTTAAGTACAACACCTTTAGTCAAGGCAGGATTACCTTTATTCTTTTGACGACCATCTTTCTTCTTAGCACGTGAATCTTTATAAGCAGGCATATTTAATTATCCATACAGGGTTAAATTACCTTTATTATATACCAATATTAACATTTGACAATATTAAAAACATCAGCTAAAATCTTACATAACTCTTTCTCGCTAGCAACAGAGTATAAACAAATCTAGCACAGAGTTACTGCAGATAGCTTTCGATTAGTCATCGAAGTCAGTCTATATTAGACGTAGTAGCTTTATCTTGGCTTTTTTTGAAATTACGTTTCTACGTAGTAGTCATTCACTTTGTTTCCAAAGTTCATTTCTTGTGATTTGGGTAGACACACATTTACCTTTTCACTCAGATTGAGCCTCCCCCTGCACACTTCTACAAGTGGGTATTTTAGGACGTTTTTATATAGTTTTATGCTTAAAGTGGTAAAAAACTATATGTTTATAGGCGTTTTAATGCTTTAAGTGGGAAA